TGTGGATTACCAGTTAAATAAACATCTTGAGCTCCATACGCGACAAGTTGAAGAAGACCACCACCCATTTATGCTATATTCTTTATACTATAATAGGAGAAAAAAAAACAATTATTTATTTAATTAGAATAAGCAAGTCCTCCCATACCTGAAAGGATACGAAGAACATTATAATTCGTTGAATATACATAAAGAGTTGATTTGCTACTATCATATGATTTAGAAAATCCAGTAGCATTATATACACCTAATTGAAGAATTGCCGTATCGATACGAGACATATTAAGAGTGCCTGATGGTTGATGTTCTTCTGGTTTAAGAGCGAATGAATATACATTAATACCAGCATTTTTAGGAATATTTTCGTGATGTTGATAAGGTTGAACTACATTAAAATACATACCATCACGCGTAGCAAATCGGTCATTACCATTTAGAAGAAGTTTAGCAGAAGTAATAGGATTTGAAGGATAAAGAAGTTCAACATTATTACCAGTAAGACCATTATAATTTAGTTTTGATTGAATTGCGGAAGTTGAATTATCACCAGCAGCTACACTATCTTTAATGGTGGTATAATTAAACCAATTATTCGTATTATTTTCATTATAAGTTAAAAACCAGATGAGTTCTTTACAAGGATGATTGAAATTGAGTTTAACTTTGGGAGCGGTAGATGAAACACTTTCTTCACCTGTGAATTGAAGTTGTTCGATGAGATATTCGTGAGTAAGTTGAGCGAATTTACGACGCTCATCAGTATCAAGGAAAATATAATCAACCCATAGAGAAGCGGTGAAAGAAGGTTTAGTAGCAGTTCCAGCATCAGCACGACATTTTAGTTCATTCTCAAAATTGATATTAATTTTTACTTCGTGATATTGAAGAGCGATAAGAGGAAGTGCAAGACCAATATTGCGACAGAACCAGAATTCAAGAGGAATATAAAGAGTTGAATTAATATTCGTATCTATTGTTCCACCATAAGCACCAACCATATTATTCCATCCTTCTCGTTTGCTTACAGGAAGAGAAAGTTCATTCCATATATATAACCAATGTGCATAATGGCGATCTATACGCTGACCTCCAATTTCTAATTCAACATAATTAAGAAGACGAAGACCAAAATATTTACAATAATTATTAGTTCCAGTTAATCTTAATTGAAGATAAACACGATTAATTAAATCGCCATTACGAGAAATTTGACAAGTTACACGAGAACCAAAATCAGGAGTTCCATTAAAAGTTTGTTCTATCGCTTCTATGGCGAAATTAGTATGGCGTTTATAAACAGACTTGAAGAAAGTAATTTGTGGATTACCAGTTAAATAAACATCTTGAGCTCCATACGCGACAAGTTGAAGAAGACCACCACCCATTTATGCTATATTCTTTATACTATAATAGGAGAAAAAAAAACAATTATTTATTTAATTAGAATAAGCAAGTCCTCCCATACCTGAAAGGATACGAAGAACATTATAATTAACCGCGTATATATGTATTGAACCATTCGCACTTGAATTATTATAGACTGAAAGAACAGCAGTATCAATACGAGACATATTAAGAGTTCCTGATGGTTGATGGTCTTCTGGTTTAAGAGCAAATGAATAAACATTTATACCACAATTCGCAGGAATATTCGTATGATGTTGATAAGGTTGAACGAAATTGAAATATGAACCATCGCGTTCAGCAAATCGGTCATTTCCATTTAGTTGGAGGAGACATTTTGAAAAAGGATTTACAGCATCACTATTAAATCCAGGCTCAACATTATAAACAATATTTTTAATATAATCATTAGTATTAGCAGTATCACTTTCACTAAATGCATGAACTGATTTATTAAATGCTACAACACTTCCACCTATACTATCACTTCCAATAGCAAAAGTTTTATTATTCTTGATAGTATAATTATACCACATATTTACATTATTATTGGTAGAATATTTACCAACCCATACTAATTCTTTACAAGGATGATTAAAATTGAGTTTAACACGAGTTGAGGTATTCGCATTAATTGCTTCACCTCCGGTGAATTGAAGTTGTTCGATAAGATATTCGTGAGTAAGTTGAGCGAATTTACGACGCTCATCAGTATCAAGGAAAACATAATCAACCCATAGATTTACATTTGAAAGAGTTTTAGGAGTATCGGCATCAGTTGTATTAGCACCATTAACCTTATACATACAATTTTTAACATTCTCAAATTCAATCTTAATTTTTACTTCGTGATATTGAAGAGCGATAAGAGGAAGTGCGAGACCAATATTGCGACAGAACCAGAATTCAAGGGGAATATATAGAGTAGCACCTGCTTTCGTTACATCATTATCAGCACCTACCATAAATTCCCAAGCGGATCTTTTACCGATAGGAAGAGAAAGTTCATTCCATATATATAACCAATCGGCATAATGTTTGTCTATTTGTTGTCCGCCAATTTCAATAGAAACTGATTTAAGGAGACGAAGACCGATATAATTAACATATTTATCAGTTCCATCGGCAGCTGGAAGTTGAACTTGAAGATAAGCACGATGAATTAGATCACCATTACGAGAAATTTGACAATAGATAGTATTACCGAAACCAACGGCACCGGAGAAAGTTTGTTGAATAGCTTCCATAGCGAAATTAGTATGGCGTTTATAAACAACCTTGAAGAAAGTAATTTGTGGATTACCAGTTAAATAAACATCTTGAGCTCCATATGCGACAAGTTGAAGAAGACCACCACCCATTTATGCTATATTCTTTATACTATAATAGGAGAAAAAAAAAAGATTTCTTATTCAAGTATATAAACATATTTATTAACATTTATTATTAGATAAATGTTTAAAGATAAAACATCTAAAAAGCGAATACATAATAATAAAGATTTAACGACTTTGGATGCGATGCACAATAAAGTAATAAATGATTATTCGGTTAAAATAGAGGAAGAGAAAATAAATTTAAAGCGAATAAATGAATTGGAAGAGATTGTGAATAATATAAATGAAAAGATAATTCAATATAATAAAACGAAGGAAATATGTGAATATGATGATTATTATAATAATTTATGGAGTAGTAATATCAAGATTAAGGAAGAAATTATCAAATTAAAAGATGATATTAAAAATTTAAATAATAATAATGAAATTGAATATTATGAAAATACAAGTTATATCTTATTTAATTATTATGATATGATTGAAAAACAATCCAATATTAAAACTTATAAATATAAAAACAAATCTATTATAGATTTATTTAATCCTTCTTCTATTTCTACAATTGATAATGATGATGATAAAATAATTGAGAAAAGTTCTCTCGTAGATGAATATTTAGCAATTACTAATAATAATCATATTAAAAAAAATGATTGTGAAAATAAGGATATTTGTAGAAATTGTTCGAATTCCTTAACTTGTATTCAACAAGATGCAATTATGATTTGTGAAATTTGTGGATTTCAAGAACCTCTATTAATAGAACAAAATAGACCTATTTTAAAACAAAGCACCAAAGATACATCTCATTTCAGTTATAAGCGTATAAATCATTTTAGAGAATGGTGTAATCAAGTTCAAGGAAAAGAAAGCACAGATATTCCTAATGAAGTTTTTGAATTAATTTTAAATGAAATTAAAAAAGAAAAAATAAATGATACAAAAAATATATCTTATAATAAAATGCGTGAAATTTTAAAACGATTACGAATTAATAAATATTACGAACATATTAATTATATCATTAATAGAATTAATGGAATACCTACACCTCAATTTTCACCTGAATTAGAAGATAAATTATGTAATATGTTTAGAGATATTCAAGCACCTTTTCTCAAACATTGTCCCAAAGAAAGAAAGAATTTCCTTTCATATAGTTATGTTCTCTATAAATTCTTTCAAATTTTAGAATTAAATGAATATCTAAAATTCTTTCCTCTTCTTAAAAGTCGTGAAAAATTATACGCACAAGACCAAATTTGGAAAAAAATTTGTGAAGAATTGAATTATAAAATTATTCCTTCCTTATAATTTAAGCAGGAAATCCAACTAAACGGAATCCAGCACCAAGACCTATACCCTGACGAGCACCAGAAGATATTGATGGTGATATTAAATCAAATATAGAGAATACAGCTGCCGCAGTTAAAGCAATTACAGCAACCTCACTTCCAGTTAATTTATTTTTAGGTAATACATAAGCAATTATAGCAACTGCTGTCGCCTCTATTAGATATTTAAGTAATAGAATTATCGCAGCCCAAACATCAAAAGTATATGACGCTTCCGCCATTTTGTCCTTATTAATTTATAAAAAGAAAATAAAAATTGATATAAGATTTTTATTTATTTAATTTAATTAGAATATATATGACAGAAGAAACTCTCGTAACTACGAAAGATGTTGATTATCTTGATGAAGATAAACCTATTCGCAATCAAAATTATTGTCTCCTATCATTTTTAAGTCCAGAAGATGTCCTTAAAAATAAAGAAGCATATTATTTCTCACGATTTTTAGATAATTTCGCAAAAGATATGGATTGTCTATTCAATAATCTCGTTAATAAATATCAAGATGATAAAGATATGATTGAAGGTATTCGTGATAATCATTCTTATATCTTCAAAACCGATGAAATGAACGAACAATATAAATTCTTTAAATCAACAAAATCAAATGAAATTGAAGCAGATTTCCATCGTGAAAATAATTTTACCACAAGTATTCGTGGTATTAAAGTTAGAGGCGTTTTTGATACTATGGATGAAGCAAAAAATAGATGCGAATTTCTTAAAAAAATTGATAATAAATTTGATATTTATATCGGTCAAGTTGGTTGTTGGTGTCCTTTCTCTCCAAATCCTAATGATCTCGAAAATCAAGAATATAGTGAAACACAACTAAATACATTAATGAAGGAATATAAGAAAAATATGGAAAGCAAAGACGAAATTTTTGATAAACGAAGAACTGATGTCATCAATTCATCCAAAAAAAATAATGATTTAGCATCAAATCTTCAAGAAGTAGATGCTTGGTCTGCTCGTAAATTAGAAGAAGTTAATAAAAGCGAAGCGGAAGAAGTTAATAAAAGCGAAGCGGAAGAATGATAATTAATTCTTTATTTTTTTTAAAGTTAATATATTCATATTAATTTATTAAAGATTTATTCGTTAATATATTCATATTAACTTATTAAAGAATTGTTTAAGAATTTATTCGTTAATATATTCATATTAACTTATTAAAGATTTATTAAAGAATTGTTTAAGAATTTATTAAAGAATTGTTTAAGAATTTATTCGTTAATATATTCATATTAACTTATTAAAGATTTATTAAAGAATTGTTTAAGAATTGATTAAAGATTTATTAAAGAATTGTTTAAG